CTAACCCTTTATCCCCTTCCTGAGAAAAAGGATGGCAAGGCCCTCCATCAGCAATTGCCCCGAAGAATGCCCGTCGAAACTGGGCAGGTTGACGCCGAGCAATTGCGCCAGCGCAGCAACGACCATCGCCGCCGCCACGATATAGGTCTTGAAGCCGTCGAGAAAATTGAGCGACACGAGAAAGCTCCTCAGCTTGGTTTGAACGACGAAGACGACGAGGCGCAGCCGCGCCGCGCCCATCGCGGCGCCAAGGCGCCGCGAAATCGGATCACGCATGAAATTCTCCACTCGCCGGGATGCCCGCTCCCCAGACGGGGTCGATCTGAACGACATCGAAGCTGAGATCCGGCGCCAGACCGCCGAAATCCGTTACCTGCTGGGACGCCGGATAGGTCCAGCTGGGCGATGACAGGCTCACGTCGCGGCGGAGGATCGAACCCGTCCGGATGCTGAGGCGATAGCTTTCCGTCGGCATTTCGAGCGGCACATCCACCAGCGCCCAGTTGCCAGTGTCGGCACGGGAGCGCCGGACCCAGGAGAACGCGATATCGCCGCCCGGGCGGCGGCGCGCGGCGAGATGGGTGGGCGGCAAGGGTGCAACCAGCGCAACCGCAATGGTCACGCTCGCCGCGATACCCGCTCCGTCAGTCCGTCCGGCATAAGCGACGACATTGAGAGCCTGGCCGAGCGACGCCGCGGGCACATCCAGCACCGCCACGGCAGCATCCAGCAGCAAGAGGCGCCTGCCGGTCGACACCATGCCGGCCGCCACGTCCGTGCCCCCAAGGCCGCGGAGCAGTCCGGTCAGGCGATAGGTGCGCGGCGCAATCAGGTCCGCATTGCGGAACCCCAGCAGTTCCCAGGTCCCTGAATCGGTTTCCACCGCCAAGCGGTTCGCCCCGCCGAGCACGGGCAGTTCGGCCCCGTCGGCGATGTGGCCGGCATAGAGCTCGATCTCGATGGCCTGCTGGTCCCATCGCGTCGTCGGCCCCGGCGCGAGCGCGGTCAGCGTCTCGCCCATCGCGGCGGCGCGAGTCAGGCGCGTCAGCACCTCACCACTTTCGGTCGACTGCACCTCGATCGCGCCCGGCCAGGGCGAGGCATAGGCGCCAATCGCCAGCCGCGCGGTTCCCGGTGTTGCGGGCAGAGGCGGCAATGGTACCAGCATCAGCTCCGGCTCAGCGCCGCTATCGGGCACCGAGGCGCGCCGCGTGCCCCCGTTGCCGAGCACAACAGCACGAATATCCGCAGGCAGAGCCCGGGCCGCAACTTCGCGCACCAGCCCATCGCGGATTTCGGTGATTGCGAACGGTCCTTCCGACACGCCGGGTAGGGCGATGACATCGCCGGGCTCCAGCGCCAGGTAGGAAGGTGGCAGGCTCAGCGCGAGGCCGTCGTCGCCGCGCGCCCGGGCCGCAAGCAAAGCTTCAGCCGCCTGCCGCGCCGCATCCGGGTCGAGCACCAGCGGCAGGGCCAGTCCATCGAGCCGCTCGCCTTCGGGCAGTTGCGCCACCACCGACTGCGTCTGGTAGTCGGCGAGACGATCACGGCTCACAAAACTCAGCCGACCGACCCGCTCGCCCGGGTCGCCGCGCTTGCGGCTGGTCAGCGGCCCGTCGCCTTCCGCCGGCTCCACGAGCGCCACCATTCGTCGCGCCTTGGGCCGGATGACCCGCAGTCCGGCATCACCATCGGCGATTTCGAGGCCCGTCGCGGCCAGCACAGGTTCGAGTGCATCGCGCCCGGAGCCTACCGCCTCCACGACAAGCCCGGAAATCAGCGGGCCGGACGCCGCGGCTTCACCGAGCCCGACCCCATGATCCGCGGTGATCGCCGCCGCCAGCTCGTCGCTTGCGAGCCCGCCAAGCCGACCATTGAGCCAGTGGCCCGTGGCGTGATTCGCCGCGTCGGACCACACATCCGTCAGCAGCGGGAAGGCCGGATAAGGTCGGGCATCCCAGGCCCAGAGCGAAATGCGGCTGAGGTCCACCATCGGCCCGCCATAGACCGCCGAAACCGGGTTCCCCGCCCCTGCCCAATACGAAAGATGCGCCCGCAGAAACTGCCGCTGCCCGAGCGCGTCAGGCGCGCCCGAGGAAAAGTACGGCCTGCCGCTCTCGGCGCTTTTGGCGTCAAAGAACAGGTTCGGCTGGTTGGCGCCCTTGTCCACCGCGGCGCAGCCGAGTTCGGTGAACCACACGGGCTTCATGCCGGCCTTCCATGCGGTCGGCACCGCGCTCCGCACCCCGCCCACGCGCGCGAAATGCCGCCGCCCCCACCAGTTTGCGATATCCTTGACGCGCCACACCCAGGGCTCGCCATGGGCGCCGTCGGTGATGGGGGTACGGATGCCATCGCGCCGGTCGGCCGCGCTCGCATAGTAGTAATCGTAGAGTTCGCCGCCCGCGATGTTTGCTTTGAGATAGTCGAGCGCCTGTGGCCCGTCTGAGGCCATGAAGTCCGCATGGTCCTCGCCGTCGCGCCAATCGGCGAGCGGCAGGTAATTGTCGATGCCCACAGCGGCTATGGCAGCGTGCGCAAACAGCGCGTCGAGCGGATAGAGCATATCGCCCGGCGCCCCAGGCGGCTGGAAGCCGGAATATTCCGACCAGTCGGCGGCATAGACGAGGTCCACGCCCGGTGCGAGCGCCGCGACCTCCGCCACCAGCCCGACCATCGCCGCAACGAACGGAAACCCACCGCCCGCGTCCCGCAGCCGGTTGAGCGCCAACATTTCCGAGCCGACAATCAGCCCCTCGCAGCCCTCCTCCGATGCCAGTTCCGCATAGTGACGGATGAAGCGGCGATAGCCCCAGCTGCTCTCCGTGCCCATGAAGCTCGCGACATCGGCGGCCGCCGGTGCGCCATCCGTGCCCGCGATGCGTCCGCGCCAGGGATAAGCCGGCTGCCCCATGGAATTGCCTTGCGGAATATCCAGCATCAGCATCGGGTAGAGCGTCACGGCCAGCCCGCGCGTCCTGAGGTCGGCAATCGCGGCCCGCACCGTGTCGTCCGAGGGCGTGCCGCCATAGGCCGGACCGCCATCGATCTCGGATACCACCTGCGCTTCCGCACGATCGAGTCCGGCCACCTGCCAGCTCGTCCCCTTCACCTTGCGGCTCGCCGCTTCGACCTTCGGCCGCACGCTGCACTGGCCCGCACGCAGGTCGTCGCCAAACCAGGCGACTACCAGTTCGACATGTTCGAGGTTCGGACACAGCGCGACCAACTCGTCGATCGCCACGGTGAAATCCGATTGCCCGGAAATCTGATGGCTGTTCTCGGTCTCCGTCGTTCCCTTCCGCACGATCCGGACACGCGGGGTCGGGTCGTAGCCGAACTCCGTCGCCCCGGGGATCAGCGCCACCGAGCGGATCTCGGGCTCGAGCCCGCCCACCACGCGGCAGAGCTCGACCGAAATCTGCGGGATACGGTTTCCGAACTCGCCGAGCGGCAGCCGCTCGAACACAATGTAGCAGAGCCCGCGAAAGGCCGGCGCATTGCCCTCGCCCTGCTTCGCCGCAATCAGGCTGTCCGGCATCTGCGCCTCGCCGCCCTTGTGGAAGCGCAGCGTCAGGCCGGTGGTATCGAGCAATTGCCCATCGGCCCAGATCCGGCCCAGATGCGCCACCTCGCCTTCACAGAGCGCCACGGCGAAACTCACCACCAGCTCGGTGTCGTCGCTCGAACCCGTCGCCTTGGCCCCACGCGATTCCGACGAGATTTCCTCGAGTTCGGTCGCCCAGATGATGTTGCCGGTGAGCCTTCCCCAGCCATAGAGCCGCGCCACTGCGCCGCCCTCGCTCGCGCCCTGCAGGCGGATATCGGAGTGTGCGGCGGTCGCACCCGCCTCGCCGAACAGGCTCTGGTCGATGGCGCTGCCGGCGAGCGCGCCAAGCGCCCGTCCGATAGTCGCGCCGATCGGTCCGCCCAACGCGCCGCCGACGAACTGTCCGGCGACGGACAGAGCCAAGGTTGCCATGTGAAGCCTCAGGTTTCGGTCAGTTGAAGCGCAGGATGCGCGCCAGACGCCGGGCCCAGCCGGGCTCCAACTCGCCGGCAATCACGCCGAGCTTTTCCTGCGCGTGGATGAAGCGGCCCGGGCCAACCAGAATGCCGCAGTGGCGTGGCACAAGCGCGGGCCCGATGCGGAATAGCAGCACGTCGCCGGGCTCGGCCTGTTTCACCTCGGTCAGGCAGCGCGCCGCGAGCGCCTCAAGCTCCGCGACGGCGGAGACGTCGCGCCAGTCGGCGCGATAGGGCGGGATCGGCCCTGCGTCTTCGCCCGTCACGTCACGCCACACGCCGCGGATGAGCCCGAGGCAATCGCAGCCGACGCCCTTGAGCGCTGCGCGGTGCCGATAGGGCGTGCCGAGCCAGCCCAGCGCCGCCGCCACCACCGCATCCCGCTCCGCGCTCACGGTACCACCGGCGCACCGTCGCGCTTGGTGCCGGTGCGCGGATAGCGCAGCACGTAGTCGCCGCCGGGAATGTGCGGCTGCCCGCGGAAATTCACGCCATTGCCGAAGCGCGTGCGGCAGGTTGCGAAACTGCGGTCGCAGCCGGCTGTGAGCACCAGCGTGTCGCCCGGGGCGACCCAATCACCCACCGGCACGGCGAAGGCCAGGATGTCCTCCGTGCCCGGGCGCTCGCTCGCCAGCACGCGGTCTTTCAGGCCCACCCGCGCGCCGCTGGTCCAGGCCGCCACCCCGAGGTCGAACCACCCTGCGGCAAAGCCGGAAATGCCCGATACTTCGATACGATACCGGTCGCGGATCGCCGTCACCTCGGCCTCGGCCCGATATGCCGCGCCGCTCAAATCCACACCACAGCGCATGTCGCCCAGTTCCGCATCGCAGAGCCGCGAATAGATCCGGCCCTTCGGCACGTTCAGCGCCGCAAGGCCCGAGCGCAGCTCCGCCCGGAACGCACCATCCTCCCGCACGATCTCGCCGATGGTCCAGCGCCCGAGCCGCGCGCGCTCCGCCACGTTGCGCCAATTGACGCGGTAGATCTCCACCGCCGCGCCGTCATAGCGGCCCATCAGGATATCGGCCTCGGCAATGGCGTCGGCGGTGAGCACGCCCATGATCTCGCTCGTATCCACCGCCATGCCGAGCCGCGCCGGCCGCTCGGCGCCATCGAGCCCATGCGCCGGCTGATAGTCAGTGCCATCGAAGCTCAGGGCCTCATCGTGGTCGGTGAAGCCGAGCACCACGCCATCGGCGCGGGTCAGCTTCCAGCTGTTGGCCAGCGTCGTCGCGCCGCTGCCGATATGGGTGGCAAACCTCGCGTCGAACGCCTTCATTCACGCACCTCGATGAGTGGAATGGATGGTGCCTCGGCGGCATCGAAGCTTGTCAGTTCGATGTCCAGCCGGTCGGTGTCAAAGCGCACCGGCACATCGAACAGAAAGCCGGCCGTCACCGTCTGTCCCATGGCCGGCGCCATGGCCAGCGTCATAAGTCCCGTCAAGGCATCGATGGTGAACCCGGTCACCTCGCTGCCCGCCACCGCCACCCGTACGCTGCCGGCCACCGGCTTGGTGATCGGCCTCAGGTAGGGGTCGAAATCTACGCCATAACGCTTTGTCAGCTGGTAGGTTTTCGTTAACCCATCGCCCGTTCCGATCACCTGGTCGAGGGGTGTCGGCGTGGCGCTGCCATTTGAGGAAAAATCCAGCCCGTCGCGCCACAGAAAGGCGTGGAACCGCCCGCGCCGCTCCTCGAAAAACGCCAGCACCGCCTGCATGTCGGCGCGCGATTTCACCCCATAGCCGGCATTGTAGCGCCGCCGCGCATGCGCCCAGCGGCTGTTGCGCTCCTCGCGACCCGAGGCGAGCCTCACGATATCGGTCGCGCGTTCCGGCCCGCCCCGCGCCCCGAGCGCAATATCGAGCGGAAAGCGGATGGCATGAAACGCCATGTTCAACTCCCCCGTCGGCCGCGCTTCACGGCGCGGAGCAGCATGGCACTCAGTTCCACCTCGCTCCTGGTGAAACTCTGCGAATCCTGTGCTGTCACATTGAACGTCACGTTCACCGCGCCGCCGCCGCCCGCCGCGACACCCAGCCGCCCATCGGCGCCGCGCGTCAGCGGCATCACCGCCTCGGCCCCGGCTTCACCCGCGACACCCAGCCCCTGCCCGAGCGGAAAATAGGTCGGGCTCGCGAGCACACCGCCCTTGGCAAAGGCCGACACGCCGCCGAGCGCCGGGTTGGTCGCCTGGTAGAGGCCACTCAGCGCCGAACTCACCTGATCGCCCAGCGGCGCGAAGGCCGCTTTCAGCGCCAGCTGCGCAAGGCTGGCCGACACCTCCGCCAGCACCGATTTCAGCGAGCCGCCCTCGGTCACGGCCCCGCGCAGCGCCCGAGCGAGCGCCGTGCCGACGCCGTCCGAGAGCTTCGAGATGCGCTCAAGCTCCGCCGAAACCCCGCTCAGGCTCGTCAGTTCGCTGTCAAATGTGTCGACCATCGCGCCCTCCATCAGGAAACGCCGCCATGAGTTCCTGGAGCCGGTTGCGATCCGGCGGCGTGCTCACCGGCCCGGCCAGCGCGCGGTGCGCAGCCGCGAGTTCCCGCGGGGTCATCGCCCAGAACGCTGCCGACCCGAGCCGCAAAATGCCGAAGCCGAAGCCCATCGCCGCTTCCCAGGGAAAGGCCCGCGTGCTCACGCTCCGTCCCCGAAGCTCGCAGCCAAAAGGTCGGCGGCGATCTTCGCCGCGCCGGTCAGTCCGCCCTCGATCGCCATGCGCGCGAGGTCATCGTCGGTCAGTGCATTGCCGCCGCCCCTGAGCCCGGCGCCGATGATCGCCGTCAGGTCGCGCGCCGAGAGCCGCCCGCCCTCGAAGCGCTCGGCGAGGCCCATCAGGTCGCCGGCCCCGAGCCGCGCCTCGAGTTCCGCCAGTGCGCCGAGCGTCAGGCACAGCACTCGCTCCTCGCCGCCGATCATGGCGGCAATCTCGCCTCGTCTCCGGTTCGCCATGTCAGACCCCCGTGAAGCTGAGCGCGCCGGCGCTTTCGAGCCCGAGCTCGAAGGTCACCTCGCCCGCATGGTCGGCGGAAAATTCCAGCGCGGTGATCTGGAACGGCCCCGCCAAAGTGCCGAAATCCGGCAGCACCAGCTGCCAGTTCCGCACCTCGCCCGAAAAGAAGATCGAACGGATCGCCGCGTCCGAGGCCTGGTCCTTGAAGATGCCGCTGCCCGAAACGCTGGCCCGCCGGACCCCGCCGCCCGAGAGCAGCTCGCGCCAGCGCCCGGCGCTTTCGGCATCGGTCACGTCGACGCTTTGCGCGTTGAAGGCGAGTCGCTTGCTGCGCAGGCCCGCCACGGTCACGAAGCTGCCCGCGCCCGTCTCATCGAGCTTCAGCAGCATGTCCCGGCCACTCTGTGCCGCCATGTCTGGTTCTCCTTGAAATGTCTTGTGAGCGGACCTCGTCCTTCGACAGGCTCAGGATGAGGTCCGAAAGATGCACCGGAGCAGACCGACCTCATGGTGAGCCTGTCGAACCACGAGGGCGGCGAGCAACGGCCCTATCCCACCCATTCGCTGTAGATCCGCACCGCCAGCGCCGCCCGCGCCCGGCCGGTCTCGGTGTCGATCGCGGTGTCGGTTCGCTCATGCGCCACATGGGTGACGCGCAAGCCATCCGAAACCGTCAGCGCCTCGAGCGTCGCAAGCGCCGCGCTCACCAGCCCGAGCACCGCCTTGCGGCTTGCATCCGGCGCCCAGCACTGCAGCACCAGCCGGTGCTCGAAGCCCGGCGTCAGGTCGCCATCGCGCGGCAGCACATCGTGCCGGGCAATCGCAACCCAGGGCGGCGCAGCGCCCTTTTGCGGCGCATCGAACACGCCGACGCCGGCCAACTCTGGCGCCGCGCTCAACGCCGCCACTAGCCCCTTCTGCAGGGCGACAATCGGGTGGCTCATCCGGTCACCGCCGTTTCTTCGCAGCGGCAGGCGAGCCAGGCGCGCCGTCCGTCCGGGCCTTCGGTGCCCAGCACTTCAAAGCGCCGCCCCCGCCAGGTGAACCGGTCCCCCGGCGCGATATCGGTGCGAAACCGCACCACCACTTCGTGGCTCTGGCTCACACCCCGCGCTTCGGCCAGTGAGGACGCTCGCGCCGACAGCGCCCGCACCCGTGCCCAGAGGCTGGTGACCGGCACGAAGCTCGTCAGCGTGCCGCCTTCGGGCTCCGACACATCCACCTTCCGCGCCAGCGCCACCCGGTCGGTCAGGCTGCCGATCATCGGCAGGTCCCGGCTCACAGCCGCACCTCGCGATAGGGCGCGAGCAGTGCCGCGACCCCCAGCGGCAGTTCAGCGGCGCCCGCGTCCACCACGGCCGCCTCGCGATGCTCGAACCAGTGCCCGACCAGCATCGCGACAGCCTGCCTGAGGTCTGCCGGCACATCCGCCGCCGTGCCATAGCCGGCCTGATAGTCGACCTCGATGCCGAGCTGCGCGCGCCGGTCGGCCGCGACAACAGCTTCCGGCAAGACGACCAGCGCCGGACTTTTCGCCAGCACCAAGCCGGTCACCGGCCATTCGGTAGCGGCGCCATCGTCGCCGAGCGTGCGGAGTGCCGTCACCGCAACGAGCGGCCCGACCGGCAGCCGCACCACCCGGTCGCGCGGCACGGTATCGAGACTGAGCCGCCAGGTTTCCGTGAGAAGCGCCCGGCCCGTCACAGCCGAAACATGCAGCCGGGCGGCCGTGATCAGCCGGGCAACCAGCGCGTCCTCGGCATCGCCATCGAGCCTGAGCGCCAGCTTCATTTCGGCAAGCGTCACCGGCTCCCCGGCGGGGCCGGTGAGGAGAGTGGAGATCATTTCGCCTCCGGTCTGAATGGAAGAAAGGGAACTGGCCGGCGAGCAGTGGGGGGACATGCGGCCCCCACTGCTCACCGCGCACTCGGCCGGCGGCGCTTACGCCGTGCCGAACTTCAACAGCTTGATCGCGTCGAAATCCTGCACCCCGCCGCCGACGCGCTTGGTGGTGTAGAACAGCACATAGGGCTTGGCGGAGTACGGGTCGCGCAGCACGTTCACGCCTTGCCGGTCCACGACGAGATAGCCGCGGCGGAAATCGCCGAACGCAATGGGCGTGGTGTTGGCGCCGATATTGGGCATGTCCTCGGCTTCGACCAGCTCGAACCCCATCAGCGTCGGCTTTGCGCCCGCCACCGCGCCGGGCTGCCAGAGGTAATTGCCCTCGGCATCCTTCAGCTTCCGCACCGCGCCTTGCGTACGGCGGTTCATCACGAAGCTGGCGTTCTGCCGATAGCCGGCCTTCAGCGTATAGACGAGGTCGACCAGCACGTCCGAGGCATCATCCACCGGCCAGTTGCCCGAAACGCCGGTCGTCACATAGCCGAGCTTTTCCCAGGCCCAGCTGCTCTCCGCCACCTGCGTTTCGGCGAGGAAGCCCTTGGGCTTGTTGGTGCCATTGCCCGAAATGAAGGCCGTCGTTTCCTGCGCGGCGAAGGCGGCGTTCACCTCCTCGGCGATCCAGGCGCCGACATCCACCGCCGCATCATCAAGGAAAGCCGAGGTCGCCGCCGGCATGGCGTAGAGTTCGGCCGTGGGGAAATCCAGCTGGTCGATGGTCTGGCTGTCGGTCACCGGCCGCGCCGCCGCCTCGGCCACCCAGCCCACCGCCGGCCCGGTCAGCGTCACCGGCTTGCGATAGACGCTCGACGACACGTGGCGCACCGTCGCGATGGCGCGGATCGGCGAGATTTCGGTGAGGCGCCGGGTGATCTCCGTTTCGGTTTCCGCCGGCACGAGATAGCCGCCATCGGGGTTCGAGCCGATCGACAGCGCCTTTTCCTCGCCGCGCTTCACATAGGCTGAGAACGCATCCTTGTACTCGTCGCCCAGGCTCAAGCGCGCGCCTTCGAGCGGCGGACGGTTGCGCTCGAGCGTCAGCCGGTCGAGCGTCGCCTTGGTGCTGTCGAGCACGGCATTGAGCCGCCCGAGCTTCTCCTCGGTCAGCGGGTCGCTGCCACCACGGCGCTCGAGCTCGGCAAGCCGGCGGTCGTTCGCCTCCTTGAAGTTCTCGAACGCGCCCATGAACTCGCGGAACAAGGGCTCGATGCCCTGCGGCGCCGCGCCTTCGCCGGCCTTGGTCTCATATGCAATCGTGTCGGTCATCTCTTGTCCTTCATCTCGTCAGGCAGAAATCAGTGCGATCGCGGCGTTGAGCGTCGCGTTGAGGTCGGGTGTGTCGGGGGCGCCGGCGATCCGCGCCGGGTCGAGCATGGGGAAGGTCACCACCGAGATTTCCCACAGGTCGATCTCGGCTATGCGCCTCAGCCCGGTCCGGCCGTCGCGGCTCGCCTTCACGGTACGGAAGCCGATGGAGAGGCCATCCACCGCTCGCCGCTCGATCAGCCGCTTCAGCGCATCGGCGCGCGGTACGCCCGCCACCAGGCGTCCGGTGACGAACAACCCGTAGCCATCCTCTGTCACCTTCTCCCAGGTGCCGATCGGCTCGCGTGGATCGTGCTGGAACAGCATCTTGATGGCATCGGCGCTGCGTTTTCTCAGCGAGGCGCGGAAGGCGCCGGCCAGCACCACGTCGCCCGCGTCATCGGCGACGCCGAACACGCTGGCATAACCCGAGAACCGTCCGTCTTGGTCTATGGGGAGGGGCGCCGTCACGGCTTCGTCTCCCCTGCCCCGGCGCGGCCCGCCGGTTTCGCCAGCGTGCCGGCGAGGTTCCAGGCGAACTCGCGGAACACCTGGTCCGGCTCGCGCCCTATCGTTTCCCGGGCCGTTGACTTTCGCCCGCCCCGCCCCTTCGGCCGGGGCTTGCCCGCCATCTTGCTCATCTCCTACTCCCGCTTGTGGAACAGCTGGTTGAGGCTCGCGATCTCCTTGACGAAGGCGTCGAAGCGCCGGTTCGCCGCCACCAGTTCCCTGAGCGCAAACGCGGCGGCACAGCTCGCCGCGCTCGCCCAGAGAAACAGCGCCAGGTGCGCGAGATCGCCGCGCGAAATGACCGTCTTGGTCAGCTCGTCCATTCGAGGTCTTCCCTCTATTCAGGTATTGCCCGGTCTTTTGACGCTGCTACCGCCCCGGTCAGGCGTATTTCTCAGCGGGCCTCAGACCCCCAGCATCGCCCGCTTCTCGTCGTCAGTGAGGAAGTCGGCCGCGCCGACCCGCGCCCAGAGCGCCGCACGGTCCTCGCTTAGCGCATCGACCTGCTCGAAATCCGGCACGAGCCGCGCGCCCTCGAAAGCGGGCGACAGCCAGAAGCTCAGATCGTCCACCACGCGCTTCACCAAGGGCACGATGGTGTGGCGCCAGAGCGCCTTGTTGGCCTCGGCCAGCGACGCATAGGTATTGTCGCCGGGAATGCCGAGCAGTTGCGGCGGCACGCCGAAGGCGAGCGCGATATCGCGCGCCGCGGCCTCCTTCAGCCCAAGGAAATCCATCTCCGCCGGGGTCAGCGCCATGGGCTTCCATTCGAGCCCGCCATCGAGCACCAGTGGCCGTCCGGCATTCTGCGCCCCCTGGAAATTGCTTTCGAGTTCGCCCTTCAAGCGGCGGAACTGCGTGTCGGTCAGTGGCTGCCCGCCTCCGGCGATCAGCGCGCCCGAGGGCCTGGCCGCATTGTCGAGCAGCGCCTTGTTCCAGCCCGATGCGGCATTGTGGATATCGAGCGCTTCGGCCGCGGCCTCCAGCGGGGCGAACCCATACTGGTCGTCGAGCGGATGGAAGAGCCCAAGATGCAGCACTTCCGCCACCGGCCGCGTGTCGAGCCGGAGTTCCAGCGCCCGGCCCCCGGCGGAATACTCATAGGCCCGGGGGTAGCCCAGTGCATCCGGCAGCACCCGCATACGGTCGGGGCGCAGAACCTGCAGCTCTCCCACCCCGTCGCCCAGGAGGCTGGCCCTTGCATAGGCATTGCCGGAAGTCAGCAGGTGAGAGAACAGCGTCTCGAGCCATTCTCCGCCCGATTGCCGGGCGTTGGGCCGCGCAAGCCTTTCGAGCAGTGGATGCCGGCTCAGCCGCCCGCCGCCCCGCTCTTCTACGGCCAGCGGCACGCTTGCCGCACTCTCCGCCACGAGCCGGATGGCCCGATAGGCCACCGGGTTGCGCATGAAGCCCAGCTGCACGAGGCTCTGGTATCCCCTGCGGCTCCAGTGCGGGCCCGCAAGCGGCGCCAGCGTCGTTACTGCGCCCGTCATCTTCCGCTCGCCCGCCTTCGGAACGAGCCGGTTCAGCCAGTTGACCATTTCCATGTCCTGTTCTCGATCCGCCGTCACACGAAACGGAGGCGCGGCTCGGCGTCCCCGAGCAACAACTCCGTCAGCGCCCAGACCAGCGCATCCACTCGGTCCGGCGAGTGGCCATCCGCATGTCCGTCCGCGCCAAAGGCGCACATTTCGTCCTCGAGCGCGGTGAGCCCCGGCGCGTGTCGCACCCGCCGCCGCGCATAAAGCGCCGCTACCGGCTCGGCCCTCAGCCATTTGCCGCGCCGCGCCCGTGCCGCGCGCACCGGCACGTCCGGGTCCACCTGCCGCAGCACTGCCGACACCATGTCGCCACCCTGGTTCACCTCGGCCACGATGCAATCGGCCGAGTATTCGCGATAGGCGGCCACCGCCCGCTCGGCCCACGCGAGCGGCGGCGCCGGTGCGAAGCTCATATCCGCCAGCACCACCGCATCGTCGCCGATCCGCCCCGCCACCACGATCCCCGCCGCATCCGATGTCCGTCCCGCTGTCGCAGGCGGGTCGAGTGCGACAACGATCCGTTCGGGCTGGGCGCCATCATGGGCAATGAAGCTGCGCCTCGTCCAAAGGGCATCGGGCTTGTCGTCGATCAGGTCGCCATCGAGTTCCTGCCGCCCCAGCACCGTGCCTTCGTATCGCGCGATGATCGCCTCGAGGAAGCTGCGCGCCAGCTCGCCATTCTCCTTGGTGGTCATGCGGGACACTGCTGCCGCCTTGTCGGCGAGCAGCCGCCGCATCAGCCGCGTCGGCCGGGGCGTCGTTGTCACCAGCGTGCGTGGCCTCGTGCCGAGCCGCAGCGACAGCATCAAATTGTCCCAGCTCTCCTCCGCACGCGACCACTTGCCCAGCTCGTCGCACCAGGCGGCGGCGAATTGAGGTCCCCGGAACCGCTCGGGGTCGGCGGCGCCCAGTACCTGCGCCTCGACGCCGTTCTTCCAGAACAGCATGTGCCCCTTGACCAGGGGCTTCTCGTCGCGTGGCGTCACCCGCAGGATTCCCGAGGGCCCGTGGATCATCACGGCCTTGGCCTCGATGATCGTCTCGCCGACCAGCGCGATCGGGCTCACACCCTCGGCAGCGATGCGGCGCACCCATTCGGCCCCTGCCCGCGTCTTTCCCGAACCCCGCCCGCCGATCAACAGCCAGGTGAGCCAGTCGCCTCTCGGCGGCTTCTGCGCCTTGCGGCCGAACAGCTCCCAGTCGAAGCCGATGTTCTCCAGCTCATGCGGCGCGAGAAGGCTGACGAGCGTCTCGATCGAAAGTCGCGACAGCTGGCGTCCCGTTGTCACTTCACCTCCAGTTCGGTCATCCTGCGGATGATGCGCTTGCGCAGCTCGACCATCTCGAGGCTTTCGCGCGCCGGCGTCTTGCGTTTGGAGAGCGCGCCGTCCAGCGCGAGCAGCTTGTCCATCACTGTTGCGAGCCGCCCCAGGGTCGCGATCTCGCTCGTCTTGTTGTCGTCGCGCATGCGCGCCTCCAGCCTCATGATTTCGCTCTCCATCGCCTCGAACAGCCGGGCGAGCATGAGGCGCGTGTCAAAATGCCGGTCCTCGCGGTCCGCATTGCTCCAGCGGTTATTGTCGGCAAGGCGCCGGATCTGGTCTGCAGGCAGCCCGGAGATCCGGGCGATCTGCATGAGCGTCAGGTCCGAGCGCTCGAAATAGCCGCGCGCAACCTCGCGCTGCTGAAGTTCAGCTGCGTCGATGGCCATGTGGCCTCCGTCAAATCTGATTGAGTTGTCTGGCCTTGAGAGAACCGCGGCACCACCGCCGGGACCCAATTTCTCGACCATAGCCAATCTATAGCACGGCCCCGTCACGCGGGGATAAGTTGGGACGAGAATTCTGTCGTCGGATCGTCCTTCAACAGAAACGGGCGCCCCCAGAGGAGCGCCCGTTCCGCAGTCTTGCCGATAGCCCGCGTCAAGCCGGGCTGGACGGGCCCGGCGGGCCCTGGGGCCCGTCCGGCCCCTTATCCCCCTGCGGGCCCTGATCGCCCGTCGGGCCCTGATCGCCGACTGGGCCTGAGGACCCGGTCGCGCCGGTTTCGCCGACAGACCCCGCGTCTCCGATCGGGCCCGTCGGGCCGGTTTCGCCATTCGCACCTGTTGGACCGGTAGCCCCCGCTGAACCATTGGGGCCAGGTTCGCCCGTGGGCCCCTTCACACCCTGCTTGCCCGACTTGCCATCGGGGCTAGGACCGTTTTGCCAAGTTGGCCGGCGGCCGGTATCGCCCGTAGCCAGCATCAACATCAGCTTTTCGAAACACGCCTCGATCTCGTCGGCGCGCATAGGACGCTCAAGCGTGACTGCCCGACACTCACGCGGCACCTTCACCATGGATTTCGCCATGACGGGTGTCGCACCGAGGCTCAGCGCCGCACATAAGCCGACAAGGCCCATCAGTCTTGGCGTTATCGCATAAAGCGATTGCATCTTGATTCTCCTTTCCCATCGCAACACTGCCTGCCGAAAACGGTGCAGCGTGTTTGGGAATCGTGGGGTTGCTTAGCTGACGGCACCTGTCGGTCCGGTCGGGCCGGTGTCGCCTGTTGGGCCGGGGTCGCCGATGGGGCCAGTGTCGCCGGTGGGGCCGGTGGCACCCGTAGCACCCGTCGGACCAGTCGGACCCGTATCGCCCGTCGGGCCCGTGTCGCCTGTCGGGCCAGTCGCACCAGTATTGCCCGTCGCGCCGGTCGGGCCGGTCGCGCCATCCGAACCAGCAGGGCCAGCGTCGCCCTTTGGTCCGACCCCACCGCCACCGCCGCCGCCGCCTGTATTGTTGAAGATGATGGAGTTTCCGCGCTGCTGCGCGATCAGCAACAGGATGTGCCGGAAGCATGCCTTGATCTCGGCATCGGTCATCTCGCGTTCGAGCTTGAGCGATTTGCAGCTTGCAGGCAAAGCGGTTTGGCTCTTCGCCACGACCGGTGTCGCAGCGAGTGAAAGTACCGAACACATGCCGATGAGGCCCGCCACCCCACCGATCGTGCGGAACCTGGTCTTCATCGTCGATCTCCTGTTGCTGATGGCACCATCGATGCGCCGACGGCCCCGAATCAGTAAGCTACGCCCGATTGGTTAACGCCCGTTAACCAACCCCGCGCCGACAGGCATCTCAGCGACCCGTCACTACGCGCCCTTCCGGGACCGTCGCGGCGATGGCTCCGACAATTGGAGTTTGGCA